AGGTATAAAAATTAATGTACCTGGTTTAGGTGTATAATTTATCTTATCACTTGCCATAGAAACTTGTTTACTATCTTTTTCTGGTAGTTTCATCATCTTAGCCCCTGTTCTAGGGTCGTGAAAAACTGGTCTTGATGTGTTATCTGTACATTTTAAATAATAAAATGCTGATACATGATTATTGCCATGTACATGAGAATTGTGATGGCCTCCACCATTTTTATTAAATTCTTGTACCCATGATTCAGTATAATATAAGTTATGATTTTTCATATCATATCCCATACTATCTAAAAAGTTATGAGATGTTGCTCCTACCCAGTCATGCAATTCTTTTAATTTTGGGTTACCAATCAAAGGGCTTGAATGATAAGAATGACCAAAATCATCTTTACCTTTTTTATCTCTTTTATAAGCTTCTTTAATGTATGTGTCACACACCTTATTTACTTTATTTACCCACTCTGGTTTTTCGAACAACCATATTGGTGTTTGAAAATGGTGATTTACTATTGCTTCATTACTCATAATATACTTTCTCTATTTAAATGGATAACCTAAACTCCAAACTACTAATGAATGTCTAGTACCCTTTGTTACCGGTGTGACTCTATGCCATACAAAACTTGGAAATACAATAATAGAACCACGAGGTCTAATTTCTGTCACCAATCGTTTGCTATGTTTTCTATCTATTTTATTATCATAGTCTGTACTATTTCTTAAATCTACTTCAAAGTTACCACCCTCATATTCTTCAGGATGTGAAAGTGAAATAGTCATTGATAATTTTCTAATTTTACCGTGGTCTCTTGGTCGTGTACCATCTTCTAATGGAGGCCTCATGTATGGTTTGTTCCAACTATCAGTATGCCAACCGTAATAATCACCCACTCCATATCTTGTAAATTGACAAGACTCAGAAAAATCCCACTCAAAATTCCAACCGGCCTTTTGATTTGCTTCGTGTAAGTATGGGTGAATTTCTTTGTAAATCCATGTATCATCCATCCACACAACATCTGATTTACGCTTCTTTTGAATATCTTTTACAATAGACTTTTTTAATTTACCTTTACCGTCAAGATTTTTTTTATCATCTGAACCACCTGTTACAGCCATTCCCATTTCATGTTGTTTACCATAATCTAATATATCATCAACAAGTTTAGGTGGTAATACTGACTGAAAGTAATAGTAATAATTTTCTAAATTCATTTTTTGTTCCTCATCATCATTTATATATACTCATATAATTATTTAGGCAACCCTCCAGAGCATACTTTTTGTAGATACTTTTTATGACTTATGGTTTCTACACTATTATTCCATGTTGTTTGTCTGTCAACTCCTTTATAAACATAATCTCTATATAATTGAGATAAACTATTAAACTCTTTTTTAATAGACTTTTTATCAAATAAGTTTAACTCTTTTAATACTACAGAAAAGTTTTCAGGTTTAAATAAATTGTACTCACCATCAAAGTCTTCTTTCATAGGCAATCTTTTATGCCATGTTTTTAAATTTTCTTTAAGAGATAATGGTAAATTAGGTTTATATTGTTTCCAAAATTTACTATCTTTTTTACCAGTCATATAATGTAATAAAACAAAATCTCTAATATTTTCTACAATTGCTTTAAATCTTTTATTATAAAGTTGTATATCTTTTTCAGTATAGTTAATTAATATGTGCATTAATATATAAGCTTGTTGTATAGAAGTGCCTATTGAAGAAGCCTCTAAAGGTTCTATAAAACTAGAACTTAATCCTGTTGCAACACAATTACCTATCCAAGGCCTGTCAATAGCACCTGCCTCAAATTTTATATTTTTGCCTATTTCTATTTTATGACCTAGATACTTTTCACATTCTATCTTAGCTTGTTCAGCATTTATAAATTTATTATTATAAACATAACCATTACCCCAACGACCATTTGTTGGTATTCGCCACATCCAACCTGCTGACATTGCTTTAGCTGTTGTATATGGTGTATATTCGTCTGTATCCTTTGTAGGAAAAGCAATAGCCTCATTCATTGGCAAATATTCTTTATATGATTGCCACTTTGCACCTAATTTTGATATAAGTAATCTTTTAAAACCTGTGCTATCAATATAAAAATCATACTTGTATTTTTTCTTTTTACTTTCTATACTTTCTATATTGCCTTTTTTAATATTAACTTTTGTTATATCATCATTGTAAATATTAATATCAAAACTTTTACATTTTTTTAACAAGAACTCATTTAATTTAAAAGTATCAAAATGGTATTGTTTTGTTGGGTCTGATGGTGTTACTAAATTACTCCATGCGTGTGGGTCAGTATATTCTATTGATTTTAAATTATTAGTTACAACATATGCGTAACCACCTAGATAATGGGCAAATTTTGTGTGTGCGTAAGAGCCGTAAGTATTGTGATAATAGTCATGTTTTGTCCAATCTTTAAACATAATACCACCTTTCATAGTAGCACCAGTTTCTCTTATTAGCTCTTCTTCGGTTATACCGATATGAAGCATAAAATCTGACCAATGTTCAGTAGTGCCTTCGCCGACACCAATGATACCGATTTTATCCGACTTTACAATGTCTATTTTAAGTGAGGAGAATCTTCTCTTTAGAATTAAAGCAGTTATTAGACCTGCTGTTCCACCACCAACTATACATAATTTATTCATAATATAACCTATTTATTATCAACCAGGAACTATGTTCCTGAAATATTAATTTTGATACTTATATCTTATTATTACAATACCTGAACCTGCATTACCGCCGGTTGACCAGCCACCACTTCCGCCGCCACCTGTATTAGCAGTACCAGCTCCGCCTGCACTTCCTGGTGAGTTTATACCACCACCACCTGCAACTCCAGATGTTGGTGTGTTTGGATTATTTGAGTGACCACCTATACCGCCACCTGCTCTTGCAACAGCAGAAGCGTTAATTGATGTTGTTACACCAGCACCAGCAGCATTAGTAGCGCCTGCACCTCCGGCACCACCGCCACCGCCGTGTCTTGTACCTGATTGTTCACCACCTGGATTTCCTTGAGGTGGAGAAACTGGTGGATGATTACCACTTTGACAACTGACAGGAACTCCTGGTTCTCTACCGCCACCTGAACCACCTAAAACTCTAGGGTTTGGAGCAGGACCTCCGCCGCCACCACCTGTTGAGGTGATAGTCGAAAATACTGAATTACTTCCTTTTAATCCACCTAATGTGTGTTGTTGGCCATTTCCGCCAGCACCTACTGTGATTGGATATGTTTGTGCTGAAACTGTTAAACCTGAATTTGAAGCTGCTAAAGGTGAAGCAGAGTATGTATCTTTAGGTGAATCTCTTCCTTCTCTATAACCACCGGCACCGCCGCCTCCTTCACCGCCACCGCCGCCACCGGCAACGACAATGTATGAAACTTTAGCACCACTACCATCATCATTACCCACATCTGATACTACAAAATTACTTGAAGAATTAAATGTATGTATTCTAAAATTACCTGAATTAGTTACTGTTCCGCCTGTAGCTGCTGTATAAGTTGGTACTGTACCTGTATCATCATTTGTTTTTACCCAACCTTGAGTTGCGTCAACATATGTAAATTTGTTATTAGTTCTATTGCTATCTATTACAGGGTCACTAGCCGCCCCACCAATATTACTACCGTTTCTTGCAATTGTAATATTATTTGTAGTTGCTGTTCCAGCATAATCAATAACTTCTACAAAATCGCCTATACTAGGTGAAGCTGGTAAAGTCATTGTAATTGCACCGCCAGTTGTGTTTACAAAGTAACCTCTACTTGCAACCATAGTTGTATTACTTGTTACTACTGCTTGCCAATCTGTACCTGCAACAATTGTTCCAGAAGCTCCTAGAGCGATTGCTGTTCCATTAATTGTTGTACTTGAATTTGCTAATTTTGCATTTGCAATTGAACCTGCTAGTTGTGAATTTGTAATACCACCTGCTAGTCTGTCAGACGCAATTGTACCTGGTGCTATTCTGTCAGACGCAATTGTACCTGGTGCTATTTTTGCACTTGTAATTGTACCTGGCGCTATATCAGCTGCCGATATCTCTGCGTCTTTTACACCTTTTGAACCTATTTTACTTATTGGCATAGTTTTCCTCTATTTCTCTCTTATATTTATACATCTTCATCTCTTGTTTTATCATAATTCTTACCATCTGCAAAACTTGTTATGGTAGTTGTAAATCCAAAATCATCATCTGCGTCAGCACTTGTTGGATTAGGTACTACCACTATTCTTTCTTCTCTACTAGCAGCTGGTAAATCAGTATGTAAATCAGACTGAGATTCCTTGATTACTTTTTGCGTTGAAGCAGGACCATACAGATATGTCTTTGCTGTAAAGTTTAATGTATAGATAACTGCTCTTCTTGTTGTAAAATCTCCTGAATAACTATCTTCGT